AGGTCACGAATCGCTTCTGCTATATTCTGCACTTGGTTTGCTGAAAGTCCCAAGTCTTCAAGAAATTGTTCAAATTCGTCTATTTTTTCAATTCCGAATTCGTCTTCTACTTCAAAAACGATCATCATTTGTATTGCTAAAAATTTTCTTTGCCATTCTTGAAGTTCTTTCTGGTATTTTTCATCCGTTTCATCTTGTATTTGCTTCCATTGCCAGTTTGGATCGTTCTTTATTGTTTCCGCTGAAACACCTGCTTCGTAGGCTGTTTCACCCGTGTTTATGTTTATAAGTTCCCTAATAACAGGCGGTTTCGGCATAGGGTTCTTTTCAAGAAAAGCTTTTTTAAGTGGATGGTCACCTAATGGTTTTATTTCAATTGAAATTATTTCTTCTTGTTGTTCACCATTTTCGTCAATATATGTTCTTTTCACGTTTGCATAACCCTTTGAAGCAAAGAAGCCTTTTGCCTTTTCTTTGTCATGAAGCAGTTCTTTCATATTTATTCTTTTAGCCATATTTTCACCCCACATAATAGTTAGTTGCTAATATATTCACACGTTCGTTTCCACGGAAGTAATTCTTGCTACTTCCTTCTTCAATTTCACAAACTGAAGCTATTTCTACCTTGCCATCACGCAAGTTTGTTATTATTAACCTGAATTTTTTGTCTTTATATTTTTTTAAGAAATTTTCATAGTTTTCAATAAGATCTTTGTTTAGTGAAACTTCATAACGCCTGCTTAAAATAATTTTTTCTTGTAAGCCGTATTCAAGATCGTTCATTTCAACGTCCATTCTTTCTGAAACTTCCAGTTCTGTGAAATGCGACAATGTTTCTTGAAACTTCGTTGGTTCATATAGTTCCATGCTAATAGAAACAGGCACCCAGCTTTTATTATAATAAACTTGTATAATAGCCCCGTTTCGTGGTGCCGTTGTAAACGTGAAACTTGTAGAAAACTTTGTAACTTCACGATCGGCTACTTCTTCGCCGTTTACGTAAACTGAATAAGGTAACGAAGCTGTTTGACTTAAATTAAACGTTTTAACAATTCCATCAGCTATAAATTCGTTCTTGATCCACTGCCAGTTTTCAAATACGTTCTGGTTTTCTTTTACAACCGGCAACATTGAAACAATGTCTACGTCTGTTATTTCGTAGTTAGTTAGTGTATAGTAAGCCGTATAACTGCCGTCGGGTGCTGTCGTTGTTATACTGGTATTAGCAATGGTAGCATCATAGTACAAGCCGTCACCCGAAATTAGAAAACAATTCGTTTGCCCACTTTTTGAAACAGTTCCGCTGCCAGCTGCTATTGTTACGGTTTCTTTTTGCCATCGTTTGGTAAGTTCACCATCATCACTTAGCCTGTCATACACACCAAAATAGCCAATTAGTTCTGAATTGAATTCCAACCTATTGCCCCAAGTGCCTTCATGTTCAATAACGGTCGTTGCGGTAGTTACACTATTGACTGTTTTTACACTATTTATGTATGGCATAAGTTCGTTTAGCCATTCATTGCCAGTAAAGCTTCTGCCATCATTTGCTAAAACAGGGTCCGACGTAGCTAATAAAGTGAAATTTTCTAATGGTTTGAAGAAAGCTTTTAAACCAGTCGGCATAACGTCCATGTTTGTCAAGTCTACTAGCATGAAAGCGTCTGCCCAGAATGTATAAGTTTTTGTAGCTTCACAGGTAGCGTCTTTCAACCAAATACGCAGCGGGTAATTTCCAGTTGCACCCGTGAAAGTGAATGATGTAGCTATAAACTTGTCTTGAACGCCAGCAGCGTTTATAACTATGTCGCCTATTTCTACTTTGCCAAGGCTGTTTATGTTGTCGCTATTTGTCGCTGTTTTTATATACCCTTTGAAAAAATAAACGTGGCCTTGCTTTAGCTGAATATTTCTATACAAATACGAAGCATTTAATGTCGCACTTGTGGTTTCATATTTCTGTGAATACGAACCACTTTGCCTATATGCTGTAGTCAATGTCGGTGTAGCATCGTTCCCGGCATCAGCTTCATTCCAGCCATTTGCAAGACCACTTCCGTTTTCAAAGTCACCAAAACTACCAAGTTGGTTTATAACCGTATAACTTTCTACAACTGCCTTGCCATAGTCTACACCCTTGCCATAGCGGTTTAGATCGAATGAACCAGCAAGTATACCGCTGTTAACTTTTTGCATTTCTTCGACTTTAAGATCGATGAAGCGTTTGTTCATCGTTTTCATTTAGAAAGCCCCTTTTAAGCAGTCGTATAAGTACCTAATAACTTTACGGTGAAATTTATTTTCGTTCCCGTTGTTTCTGATGAAATAGTTACGCTGACAGGTTGTACATATTTGTAGTCACGTGTAATGGTTCCAGCACCTGTTATGTCGTTAAAAGTCAGCTTCATTCCACAGGTAAAAATGTCTGTTGGAATGCCGATGTTTTTCAAAGTTCCATCGTCTGCCCTTGCTTGTGCGTTGCCATCATTCGTTGAAACAAGTGGTGTTCCATCTTGTGAATGTTCGTCAAACCATTCTGAAATTTTGTCGTTTGATGTTGACAAATACGTGTCTACTAAGTCCACAGTCATAGAAACTTCTGGTTGTTCCAACGTGTCATCAGCGTAGTCTATATGGCTGATCATACCACGATCAAGCCTTGGTTCTATATTTGTTCTAGCCTTCACGTCTCCAATTTCAGGTATTGACGCGTATCCAACTATATCCAAGGTTTGTGCTGGTAAAGGTGCCGTGTCGGTACCAGTGGTACCATCATAAAACTGTACTGATGTTTTTGCCATTTTAAATTCACCTCTTTATTATCTTGTAGTAAATAGTTACATTGTTAACAGCATGCCCGCTGTCTAACTGTCCAAGTGCAGTCGTTACAATTCTTTCTATTTCAATATGTTCAATTATTACTGTTGGTTGGCTGTTTACAAAGTCATAGACGGTTATATACATGTTTTTAAGCCCATCAACAATAGCAGCCGTTATTTCATTCGCTTGCGTTTTGCTGTATACATTTATGTTTGCAAAGCTATTCCATTCGTTTATTTCTTGTGAAAAGTCCATCATTGCCCCGGCGGCTTCAATAAAGCTGTCGTCTGTGAATGGTATGTTTTGTGTAAAATACCACGGTACATTTAAGTCAGGTATTTCATGTAGAAAATAACGTATTGAATATAGAATATTTAAATACAGGTTTTTTGTCATTTTCTAAGTCCCCTTGTTTCCTTCAAAAGAAATTGTGTTATTTCATTCTTAATGACTGTTAACCCTTTCGTTTGCCATTCACGCAGTGTTTCACGAATAAAGCCCGGATGCTGTTCTTTTGGTGTATATGTATATATTACACCGCCCATGCCGTCACTTACAAGAATACCAGTTGCAAACATATATTTCAACGAATTCATACGCTTTTCTAAGTGGGTGACCTTTAACACCGTATTCAAGGTAAAGAATGTAACCAACATTGTTTGAAATTTCATAAGTAAGCCCGTCTGCTAAAGCCTGTATTTTCCAGTGATGTCGTGCCGTGCCTGTGTCGATTGGTGTTTTTTCTACAAGATCGCCGTATACACCCCAAGCTATTCTGTTTATTATGCTTTTTGCTAAATTAGGGTGTAACTTTGCTATACGCTTTAAAGCTTTGTTTAGTTCATCTACATTATGTTGTATTTCTACGTCGTTAGCTTTCACTTTTCATTCACACCTAAAACAATGACTTCTTCATATACCTGCATGTACGTTATTGTATATTCTTTGCCATCAATGACTATTATTGAATCCGATGACAACGGTAACGGTTTTAAAAGCACTTTACGACTGTCAACGTTAAGCCTGTTGTTTAAATTGTTTATAGTCCGACTGTCAAACCAACCGACATAAGCTTCTATATTCGTTTCAACATAGTTTGGTACTTGTACTTGTGTCACCGGATCAAACGTATAGCCGTTTGGTACTTTCACCGTTATTTGTGTTTTTGGCAATAGTCTAAACTGGTATTCAAGAACGACCTTGTTGTCAAACATAGCATCACAACCTTTTAACTTTGTGCTTGTCTAATATTTCACGCACAAAGTTCGGTATTTCCGAAAACGTTACGTTCACACCTTCAAAGTTCTGACTATGTATTGCTTCAGCTTTCTGGTATAAATATTCGATCAATCTTAAAACAGCTAACTTAATGTCGCTTGGTACACTTCCACCTGTATAAGTCACGCTTAGCAATTCGTGGTTAACACCATCAATTTTAATAGTACCGTATGGTGTAAATGTGTACGATGTTAGTTCAACGCCACTTTCGTTTATAACAGACGTGACGTCAGTAACGGGGGGATCGGGTAGAAAACCGAATTCATTTTCTACCCAGATCAATGCTTCATGTGTCCCGTTTTCAAATTGCCTTCCACAATATTCTTTTATGTATGCTTCAGCGCCTTCTTGAAGCTTTGTCAAATATGCGTCTTGTGATGTGTCTGTTATTTTTAGAAATTGTTTAACTTCTTCCAGTGTTACGATCATGGTAACACCCCCGTTATTTTAACTAAACAGCAGGTCCAGTTTTAAGTACTGCAAAGGCTTTTGGTTGTCTAATAGCCATAGCAAGTCTGATTATAACCCTGAAGGCACTTTCGTTGAATTCAAATAAGCTTCTTCCACCAACTGAAGCTTGATCAGCAAGTGCGACAGACATTCTTTGGTAGTCACCGATCATAATTTCGCCAAGGTTTCCGAAAAGCAATATTGGTTTGCCAGCATCAGTGTCAACAGTGTCAACTTCAGTTACATCAGGCATTACGTCACTTTCAACAATTGGTACGCCAAATATTGTGTTTTGTGCAGGATCAAAGACATAACGCCCGCTTGCATCTTTTATTTGTTTTAGCACGGCTGCAACTGTTCTGCTTGCAACGAATATAGCACCATTCGCATAACGTGCGGGTACCATAGCCATCAAGTCAATCAAGTCATCAGCAGTTATGTCGTGTACAAGCTTGTCAACGTCTAACGCTTTCACGTTTACATTTGCATCGTTGAAAACACCGGTAAATGGTGCACCTGTACCCTGTATAGCTTGAAAGTCTTCTTCGTACGCTTGTGCTTCAGCAAAAAGTCCAGAAATAAGTCCACTAAGATCAATGTTTGCGTCGTACAATACATCGTTGGTAACAGGTACAATTAAACCAGCGTCATGCACGGTTAATGTAAGTCTACCAAAGTCAGGTTGACCAGCTGGTATTTTTGCAGCTGCTTCGTTAGAAGCATCAACGTATTCTTCAATCCATGTTAGCTTTGGTTTTCCGGTTAGCGTTGTCCATTTGGTTACCTTTGACCCCAAATTTGGTATAACGTATGCCCTTGGTCTTACAACACCGTATTTTTCTACAACAAGGTCAAGAACTTGTCTTTGCAACGTTTCAGGTACAAGGTAACCACCTGAAGCATCGACACCGCCAGTAAGATCTTTCAAAACAGAATTGTCTTTGTTAACAATAGCCCTTATGAATGTATTTATTTCTTTCTTTGCTTTTTCATCAAGTTCGCTTTTCTGTGGTTTGCCATTTACATTCGTTGTGTAAAAAGCTTTTTGAAATTCTTTTATTTCTTCTTTCATTTCTTTACTTTCATCTTCCTTTTTTTCTTCTTTAGTTTCTTCTTTCTTAACTTCTTTGTTTTCTTCTTGTTTTGTTTCTTTCTTTTCAGCTTCTTTCTTTTGTTCATATGCTTTCAATGTTTCTTCAATTATTTGCTTTATGTCCAGTTGTTCTGTTTCTTTCTTGTTTTCTTGTTCCATATTATTCACCCCTTCTTTTTTATTTGTTGTATTTTCGTTTATGCCTTCTTCTTCCCATGGTGGTGTACGATCCATCTTTTTGTAGTACTTTGAAAGCACGTTTCTTATTTTTTCTTTGTCTGCGTCTGGTATGTCAACACCACCCCTTGCACCTTGTATAGCTGCAGCAGCTGCAAATATTGCACGTGGTACAGCTTTCAGACTTCCATCGATCACGTCGGCAATAGGTAGTTTGTATGATCCCAACAATTCCGGGTTTTCACTGTCATACCACAAAAACGCCCTTCTGTACTTTGCAAAGTCTACTTCATCATTCGTTGTAGCCCAGTCACGTACACGCTTCACAGCAGCGTTTGCATCCCATTCACGTTCCATGTCTGCAAGTGGTAGATCTTGGTATGGTACAACAGCTTTAACTGCCATTGCTAAAGCTTCTTGGTTGGCAGGTACTACAACGGCTGAAATTTCAAGTAGTTCCTGTTTCAAGAATGTAGTTCCACCATATTCATTGCGTTCAAATTCCAGTGGTATAAAGCCTACGCTGAAAGCCTTAAGAAAACCGTTTTTGAAATACTTGAAAATAGTGTCTGCTTGGGGGTTAAGCCCTTCTTCCGGGAATTCTGCGGTAAATATTAGCTGATCATTCCGTACTGCGATGTCCGTTGCCTTGGCTATTGGAAGCTGCTTGTAGTCATGCCCCCAAACGATGGTGGGGTTCTTTTTGAAATTGTCAAGTTGCCAACCACTTGACTTCACTACATCGCCAAAACGGTCAGGCGTTTCTGTGCTTGCAACTGCTGTTATGGTGCGTTTTTCTTCGTCTATTGCTTTTAGTTCTACAATCTGTTTTTGAATTATGTTTTTCATGCGTTCACCTCACTTATGTATGGTACCGACACACAACGACAATTGATCACGTTTTCAGGTCTACCATTCGGATCGCCGGGGTATTCCAAAAGATCACCACCAACACGAAATTCATCTGTTACCTTCACAATTTGCCCATGCGCTGCCATATGGTCTGGTCTAACACGTTCGTCAAGTGCCGTGTACCATTGTTTGTACTGCACGTTTCCATGCTTCATCGCTTCATCGTGTACCATGTTCACAACACCGAAGGTTTCTGTTCTGGCTATTGTCGCTGATCGTTGTCTTTTTGAAAGGGTCATTATTTCCTCTACACGTTTAGCCATTTCTTTTTCGCCTTCGCCGTTAAAAAAGCCTTCAATAAGACTATTCTTTAATTGTGTATATGTAGTAGTATTTATTTGTTTTGCAAAACGTTGTTTGTTTTCGGTTAGCTTCCATAACACAGCCCCGTCTGCTTCTGTGAAATTTACGTCTATACCAAACCTGCTAACAAAGTCGTCAAGTTCTTCTTTACTTAACTTAGTGAATACGTCTTCGTATTTGCCTTGCCATGCTTCTAGTTCTTCATCTGACAATAAGAAGTTCAATATTTCATCAGCCATTTTTTCGGCTTCCTGCTTTGAAATAGCTTTGCTTATGCTTTTTATGTTTCTTAAATTTTCAATTGTTTGTCTTTCCTGTTTTGTGAAACGGTTGGTAACCCAACCTTGAAAATATATTTCGTCTTTACTTTTCTTTGACGTCAAGTCTTTCCAATATGCTTCGTGATCGACTTTCTTGGTTATAACTTGTTTACCTTGTTCATCAGCACTAAACAACAATGGCTGTAGCGGTGCATCGCCCCATTTAACTGGTTTTTTGCCAAGTTTTTCCCTAACTTCGTTCACTGTTAAAATATTAGCATTTACATACTGCACATTTTTCTGAATTTCCAATTCTTCATCAGTAGGTATAACCGATTCAAAATCAAATTCTAGTCCATCTTCAAACTGACTAAGAAAATATTTGTTCATTACTTCTTTGATCATTCTTAAACGTGGTGTTATTGTATTTTTTGCAAACGTTAGATCATTCACGTATGCCGTTGCTTTATTTGAATTTTCGTTCAAACCTAATTTTGTAAGTGGTACACCAAACGTCGATGCTATTTCTTCACGACTGTATTTCTTCAATTCTAAAAATTCCATGTCTTTCTGTGAAAGTTGCAAGTTCTTTACGTCTGCACCACCTTCAAGAATAATGAATTTGTGTGCGTTCTTCACGCCTTGAAAATTTTCAGTTATTTGTTTTTTCAAACGCAAATAAGCTTGATCGCTAAGCTTTTCTTGAAAAGTAAACCCTGCCGACGGCATAGCTGAATTATAGAAAAAGTTCTTATTCCACTGACTTGCGTAGTAGGTAGCATCTACTTCCATAGCTGCAGCCTGCAACGGCGACATACCCCTGTATATATTCACAGGGTTCGGGTACTTGAAAAATAGAATGTCTTCCAAGTCAATAGTAACACGCCCATGTGTGCCGTGAAATTCCCATGCTTCAGGCATATTCATTTCGTTTATGTTTAATTGTAACATAGTAGGGTTGATCGGAAGTAGACCTAAGATCTTATTTTGCTTATTCTTAAGAAGTAACCACATAGCTTCACCGGTAAGTTCCAAGTGTTGTGCGGTAAGGTAGAATAGTTCCCATCTGGTTAAGAATGGTACAGGATTTTTGAAAAGTTCTAAAGCAAGGTGATCTTTTATTTCTTGATCATTCTTTTTTATTTTCCAATTTACTGCTGCGATCGTCTGTGCAATAATTCGCACGCACGAATACACGGTTGAAACTTTACCGTACACGTTCAAATGTTCTTGTGTAGTCATTGCAGGTGCTTCGGTCATATAATTCGTTTGCCATGACCATTCAGGCGGTGGTGTTTTGTATTGTTTGAAAGGGTTTATTCTTTGTAAAAATTTCTGAAATATATTCAGCATTCTACTGCCCCCTATATAAACCTGATCGTTGGTTCACCATATTTCGTTTCATGTGTATATACAGCATAACGCATTGCATCCATAGCGTGGTCTTTGAATTTTACCGGTTCTTCAAGTACGTTCCCTTGTCTGTCTTCTTTGTATTTGTAGTTTTTTATTTCTTCTATGGTATTTGTACAATTTTCGTGAATGTATATTTTCTTTCGCTTCAAAAAGTCAATTCCATTCTTTACTTCTTTTTTAGCCGCATATATATTGAACCCTGCTTCTTCTATTTCTTTAATACGCTGTGGTTCAGCACTGTCTGCATATACATCTGAATTTGCATGTACAAATGTTTTCATTTCTTCTATAAGTTCTGAATTTGTCAAATGTGTTTTGTACAATTCTTTTATTATATATATATTACCATCTTTTATTCCAATTTCCAAAATAACTGACGGATTATTATAACCAAAGTCAACACCATAAATAATTTCATCATAGCTTGAAGGCAGATCTTTTACAACTACATAATTATTATACACTTTATTTTTTAATTCTGCAACTTGTCCAAGTGCATAAATTTGGTAGAAACTAAGATCTTGGTTCGCTAAGCCTTCCAAAGCTTTGACGTAGTCATCATCAAGAAAACGTATGTTGTCTTTGTAGGTAGTCTGTAGAATTCCAACGTCTTCCTGTTCTTGCTTCAAGAAATAGTCGGTCACCCAAGAAGACACTGGGTTGAACGTCAAAAACATTTGGTTACGTTGCCCAGCATTAGCACGTCTAAGTCGTAGTCTTAATTGCAAAAAGTCCTGCATAGTAAATTCTGTAGCTTCTTCCATCCAAATATAGTTGAATTCACTTGACTTAATTTTTTCAGCGTCGTCCATTCCACGAAAAAGAATTTCACTACCATTTGGTAAATTTATAAGTTGTTCTGATTTCTTTTCTTCATATTTAACTTTGAATTTTTGAAGCCATTCTAACATCAAGCTATATGCCGTTTGTTTCAAAGACGGATTATATTTTCTAGTAACCAAAAGACGTTTGTTTTTGTACCTTAATAATCTTCTGGCAATAAGAAATTGTGTAACCGTGTACGACTTCCCACTGCCAGCA